CCCATCAGACCGGCAGGCTGCTTCTTGGAGAAGTTACGGAACGCATCAGCAATGGCTTCCTCGCGGATCATTGCCATGTTGCCGCCGTACTCCTGCATGTAGCCTTCGTAACGGCTCATCTCCTGGCCGTTGTAAACGGTGCGCTGGCCCTTGAGGTATTGGTCGATCCACTTGGTGTCGGCCATCTTCTCCAGGGTTGCCCACTGCTTGTCGGTGAAGAAGCCTGCCTCCTTCAGAGCATGGACGGACTCATGGCGCAGGATGCCAAGCGGGTCAGCCGCATCCAGGGCCAACTTGATCAGCATGCCGTCGTAACTGCCCTCGTCGGTCATGCCGCGCTCAAGGTTCAGTTCGACATCCTTCAGACCGAACTTGTTCAAGTTCTTCCGAAGCACCTGCTTCAGAATCTCAATCTTCTTCTGAATCTCGGGCGGCACCTCGGGCTTGGCTTCTTCAGCCTGCTCCACGGCCTTCTCGGCCTCGTCGGCCCGCTGCTCTGCCTGTTTAACCCGGCGCTCCAGTTCTTTAAACCGGGCCTCTGGGATGGCCGCCAGAGACTTCTTGACTACCCTTTCACCGAGGGGTTGGGCTTCAAATTCTGGCCCGAGGTCCAGGCCGGCATCGCCGACATCCTCCGTTTCAGCAGTTCCAGGCGGACGCTCGGCGGCAGTCCTCTTAGCCGCTTGATCAATTCGTCTTTGCTCATCTTGGGCTTCATTGATCAGTGCCTCAACTTCCTTGGGTGTTAGGTATTCGCGGATCAGGGACTCGGCTTGCTGAATGCCTTCAAACGCAGCCTTGATCTGAACATTGGCTTCTTGCGTCAGGAAATTGCCCTGACGCAGTTGTTCCTTGATGAATTCGGTGTTGTCGTACTCATCGTAGTTGGGAGCACCAAGACGCTTGTCGGGCGGCAGCCACGGATCAAGATCGCCGTTGGCAACGAAAGTGCTGATGCTGTCGCCCTTGGTCTTGTTGATCAGCGGTCTGAATCGCAGAGATGTGCCCCCCACATCGCTGACCTCGGTCGGGGTCAACTTGCCGCGCAGTGCTGTAAACAGACTGGGGCTTTCCCGTGTAGCGGTGCGGCGCAGGCGCTCTGCATCCTTGACGGCCTTCTCTGCCGCAGCCACATCCTCAGGGATCGGCGCAGCGGGCTGTGGCAACTCCTTGGCCCGCACAGGCATCTTCGGGGGCATGGGCCCCTTGATCTTCGTGACCTTCTCTACCGCCCCAGGAATGACCGGCTCAACGGTTTCTGCTTCGCCCTCCGCCTTCTCTGCTTCTGCGGAGATGGGTGCCTCGGGTGGCTTTCCGATTTGCTTCTGACGCTGTGCTGCCTCGACGTTCATGCGGTTCTGCACGAACTCAGCATCACGAATAGCCTGCACAACCTCCTGCGTCTGTGTAAACGTCTTGAGGGTTTGTTTATATTGCTCAATCCCGCCGTAATCGTTCTTCGCTGCCATGTCGAAGAGTTCGATGGTGGACTTGATTTGCGGAGCGGGAGCGGGCGGAGGTGCGGGAGGCGTAACCATCTGCGGGATACCCGCATCCTGGCCTTCAGGGTAGAAGTCCTGCCGCAGTTGTGACAGGCCCTCGTACAAGCCTTCGTAGCGTTTACGTTGCTCGTCCGTGATCTCGCCGGACAAGGCTTGATTGATCGTGTCAAAGACTTGGTTGTCCGCAACAAAGTCCCGATTGGCAATAGATGCCAAAGGATCGTTTGAGGGGATGCCTGCCTGACTAAGTTCTGCCTGAGTGACGATGGACTTCGGAGATTGGGCGCGAGTAGCCTCCTCCTCCGTCATTTTCAGTTGGAGGTTGGCAATGTTGTTTGCCAAAGCATTGCGGTCGGCTTCAGGGAACTGCTGATCCTGAAGAACCCGCTGCTTTAAATTCTCCAGCAGGCCGTAGCCGTTCGGCTGGGCAGCCAATGTAAACAGTTGCTGGTCCGTCGGCAGCGTTGGCGCGGCGGGCGGAGGTGCGGGCGGACGAAGCCCTGCATCAATCTCGCGCTGTAAACGGGCGGCAAACTGACGGTCCGTCTCGCCCTCACGCTGACCCTCAAAGCGTTGCTCTTGCTCAACAGCCCTCTTTCCAAGGGCTGTACCCAAGATGCCGCCGCCAAGAGCGCCAAGACCCGCAGCACCACCAACCCCTTCAACCAACGATTGACTGGGATCGACCTGACGCAGACCAATGTTCTTGAAGACCTGACCACCGCCCTCTTCAAGAGACTCACCGATGGCCTCACCAAGACCGGATGCAATCCTGCCCTTGGAGCCAGGGACTCCTGCAAGACGGCGTTCAATCGCCTGTGCGCCAGGAAGTCTCTGAGCAAGCAAAGCGGTTACACCTGCGCCTGCGCCTGCGATACGGGCTGCATCAATAGCCTTGTCTGCCGCCTCTTCTTCAGAAAGTCCAGACTCAATGGCCTTCTGATATGCGTCGCGGTAAGTGTTATCACTTACATCTGCGGCCTGCATGGCTGCGCCAGTGCCGTATGCAGCACCAGCAGCACGCCTGTTTACAGACTTGACCGCCTCTTTAACTGCCTGATCAGCAGCCGCGCCGGTCAGCCCAACACCGGCAGACTCAATAGCCTTAGCACCAATCTTCTGCGTAACCTTAACGGCAGCAGCAGGACCAAGCAGTTGAGGAACCTGCTCGGCAACAAACGAGGTGATGAGCGCAGGGTCCTTGAGAGTGGTGGTGATGGCAGTTGCAAACTGCGCAAGCACACCATCCTTCTCGGCCTCAGAGATGGTCTTGCTCTGAAGCGCCTGACGGGCCTTTAAACCGTCGGACTTCAGGCGTTCGCCAATGTCTCCAATGAACTCACCGGGCTTCTGAAAAAACTCACCAACCGGACGGGCCCCTGGCAGGAGACCAACAACCTGACCAGGGAACTGAAGCAGACTGCCAAGCCCTCGGACACCAGAGGCAAGGATGTCCGTGCCTGCCTCGATAGCGGTGCGGTCAGTCTTTGGTTTTTCCCCGTCAGAGAGAACGCCGCCATACTTTTGTGCAACCTCGTCAAGACTTAACTCAGACGAAGAAGGTGCGCCGCCATACTTGCGGGCGATCTCATCAAAGTTCATCTGGAACCTTTATTACTTGATGCCCGCTTCTCGCTTGGCTTTCTCAGCCGCTTCTGGGGTTGGGAAAGTGTAGGTCTTTCCGTTGGGGAATTTAACCGTCGTGGGGCCACCCGCCTGCCCAATCTCAAAGACCGCGCCCGGATACTGCTGCATCAGTTCGCGTTTCTTGGCGTTTAGCGCCGCTTCACGTTCCGCCGGCTTGTCAATCACGCTGATGTAGTCGATTGACTTCTTGAAGTCCTCAAGGCTCTTGTTTGCGCTTTCCTGCATGCGGATGTCACGCCCACCCGCCTGACCCGCGCCACGCAGACGCTCAATCAAGGCCATGCGCGACTCTGCTGTCGCAGGCTTGCCGCTCATGCGCTCGATGTCAGCCACCATGCGTTCCAACTCACTTGGCGGACGGGTTGCCTGCATACGGGCACGGGCTTCTCCGCTAAGAAGTTCAGCCTCTTTGATCTTGAGTTCTGCCCTGGCCTTCTTCAGTTCGTTGTCTGCGTTGACGGCTTGCTGCTCACGATCCATCGCAGACTTGAAGTCTCCGGTGGCGATGTCGTCACGCATCTTGGCAAGAGCATTACGCTTCTCAAACGAGAGCATCTGGATGTCCATCTTCAGGTCTTCCAGGCCCTGCATGCGACCGCGAACGGCTTCATCGTAAGAACGGGCAGATTGAGCGCCGGTCTTGAGAACCTGCCCAATACCCTCGCCTTTAAACCCGCGAGCACCAAGCAGGAAGTTGATCAGACCTTGCTGACCCTTCTCTGCCTCCAGTTGCTGCATGCGCTCAGAGACCTTCTTCTCGCGCTCACCCATGAGGCGCATCATCTCTGCCTCTTGAGCACCAACTTGTTGCATGCGGCCAGGAAGCCCAAGGCGACCACGGTACGCATCCATGTCCTGACCGTACTTGAGGGCAGCCTCAATACCCTGCTCCATTGGAACAGGTCTACGGTTCATGCTCTCAACCAAAGCCTGCGCTTCACCAAGAAGACGCGAGGTATTGCCCATAGCGGGAGCCTGTGCTGCCGCTTGCGGCGCTTCACGAGGAGGTGCGGGAGGCTGTTGAGGAGCGGGCTCTGCGGGGAAACGAATGTCTCCACGGGTATAGCCTTCGTTTGCAACGATGTCCTGATTCCGTCGACGCTCTTCATCCATGCGCTGCCTGATGAGCCGTCTCTCTCTTTCCTTCCTGTCGGCCTCACGATTCATGCGAATCTCTTCGTCAACAAGAGCCTGCTCAGTTGAGCCGCCAAACTGGGGGTCAACGACCATGCTGTCTTCATCACCCGCATAACCAACGATGCCGCCCTGAGCGAAGTTGCCCATCTGAGGATTGAGCCCCGCGATTCCCGGAGCCTGTTGCTGTTGCATCAGGCGGTTCATCAATTGCTTCTGGGCTTCCTGCATCTGCATAGCCTGAATCTGCCCACCAAGTCCTGCTTGACGCGCTACATCGGGGACCGCCGGAGGAGCAGGTGGCATAGCCTTCTGCATCAGTTGAGCCGCCACCGTGGGCTGTCCCTCCCGAGTCATCGGTTGGAACTCGCCAACTTGCGCGGCACGCTCAAGCGTCATTGCAGCCGCGAGTGCAGGATTAATTGCTGTTTGCATATTACGGAGCCTTCGGGGGGGTTGTGCCGCCAAAAATGCGCTGATACAGGTCCATCAGACCGCCCGTTGTGTTCAGGAAGTTGGTGGCCGCACTGGGCTGCTGATACGAGGCTGCCGTAGACTGGATCGGCATGCCCTGCAACATAGACTGTTGGAACTGCAACTGTTTATACGGGAAGTCCCTTTCGCTTTCAAACGCTGCAAGGTCTGCCTTGATGCCCTCAGTCTCAATATCGCGCTGTGTGGCGCCCGCGCTAGACATCATGCCTGCGATGTCCTTTGCCTGCCCGAACTCAGTGTTGAACTGGCCCAAGCCTTTCTCATAGGCAGACGCATACCCCTGGCCGATTGCTTCATTGGCCTTAGCCAAGAGATTGCGTTGCAACTCAGCATCCATAATGGCCTGACGCGAGCCGCCGAATGCACTTGCGCCGCCTGTTCCAGTCAGTTTGGACGCCTGATTCATCTGAGCAATCTGCGCCTGACGCTGCAACTCAGCCAGTTGGGGCGCAAGGACAGCACTCAGGTACGGGTTCATGTACTGAGCCGCGATCCCTGTTGGTTGTGAGGCGGTAGGTGATACCTGCCCGGTTGCCGTCATGGTCGGCAGGGTTGGTGCGTCAGTGGCTGTAAACGACTGACCAAGCCGCCCAGGGAAATCAAGCCCACCAAGCCCGGAGAACAACTTCTGCTGAAGCGGAGATGCGCCTGCGGTCAATGGCCCTTGATACGCCTGATAGGGCATGTTTGACAAGGCTTCCGTCTTGCCAAGCATCGAGGTGACATAAGGACCCGCCCACTCAGACAGCGTTTCCTGCTTGCCGGTCATTGCGCCGGTAGCAGGTGTAAACGCATTGGCTGCGCTGCTCATGGAGTTTGAGCCTTGATTTGTTGCTGCGGTTGCCATGTTTAATCCTCAAGCAAGTTTCTTTAGTTCACGATCAGCGCCGGACGGCTTGCCGCGCTTTGCTTTCTTTGCCCGAGCCTCAACACGGTCAAGCATTGCATAAAGTTTCCGAGCGCCTGCATCGGATGAACCATTACCAATCTCAGACACAACCCGGGCAGGAATCACAAACTCTCCATCTGCCAGTCGAGCCTCTTGGCCTGAACCTGCAAAGCGTGCAGGAATGGAATCGGATACACCATCACCGTTGCCCTTGAGGTATCTGCCTTTAGCAAGCATGGCGATACCACCGGGCATGTAGCCACCTGCGGCATTTGTGATGACCGTGGTGTTTCCTTCCCGAATCATGTCACTGCCAGGAAGTGTTACTTCGCCAGAGCCACCACCAGATGCGCCCCCAGACGTGCCACCACCCGTTGTGGTCGGTGCAGTCAAAAACTCCTGAGCAGTCTTTGGTGTGTACCCTGCATATTTAAATGTACCGGGGGTGAAGTAAGAGATGCCGCCTTGGCCGGGACGGTAGCCTTCGGGGCGCTGTTGAGCAAGAGGGGTCTGGGTGCGCTCATAGGTGAACTTCGGGATGCCACCTTGATAGCCAACAGGCTTTTGCTGTTGGTCACCCATCATCCTGTTGAGTAGGGCAGCAATACCACCAAAGGCCGCAAACTGTCCCGCCCTTCCTGCCGTATCGCCTGTAAATACCCCGCCAAGCGATTTAAGGAATTTTGCAAAACCAGGACTAGACAGTTGGTCCGTAAGACTCTTCAGTCCGTAGTCTGTGGTAGAGCCAAACGGAACGTCTCCTGCCCCGAAGTCCATGTAGTTGTCGTCAAGATTTCCCCAAACAGAGGTGTACTTTTGACCTGTCTCTGGATTGATCGGCATCTCAGCCCCTTCCAATAATCTTCATCAGTTCATCAATGGTGGCCGCCGGATTCTCATCCGCGAGCGCCATCAAACGGGTGTAGGCATCATCTGCCCCATTTTCACCGCCCTCACCCTCAAGGGCAAGTTCCATAGAACGACGAGCCTGTTCTTTTCTGCCTTGGAAATCGGTGACATCCGCCATCGACTTGGACTTGGCCCCAAACTGGACCGCGCCTTTTCCATAAAACACATCTGCCACCCCTGGCCGGAATGACCCCCCTGCTGTTGGTGCCTGAGCAACCATCGGCATCGGGGCTCTTGTGGGCCTCGGAGGGAATTTGATAACCGGCGCCTTGGGAGGCGTCACCGTTGACGGGGTCACAGTCGGTGGCGTGACCGTCGGTGGTGTGACCGGCGGAGGCACCACAGGTGGCGGCACAACTGGAGGCGGCGATACCGGAGGAGGAGGCGCAACAGTTGGTGGCGCCACTACCGGAGGTTGTGTAACCGGAGGTTCCGTTGTGGGTGCGGGCGCAGGTGTTGGAGCAGGAGATGGCTCGGGCGCCGGAGCAGGGCTTGGTTCCGGGGCAGGAGCGGGTGTCGGACTCGGTGCGGGACTTGGTGCCGGTGTAGGCGCCGGAGCGGGTTCAGGAGCAGGCGCCGGAGCGGGTTCGGGAGCAGGCGCCGGGGAAGGTGTTGGTGCAGGACTAGGAGCAGGCGCAGGCGATGGCGCCGGAGTTGGTGCAGGGCTTGGTGCAGGACTGGGCGCCGGTGTGGGCGCGGGAGCCGGTGCAGGAGACGGTGCAGGAGCAGGGCTTGGCGCAGGAGAGGGAGCCGGTGCAGGAGACGGTGCAGGAGCAGGGCTTGGCGCAGGAGAGGGAGCCGGTGCAGGCGATGGTGCGGGACTTGGGGCTGGCGCAGGACTCGGCGCGGGAGATGGTGCTTGCGCCGGAGCCGGACTTGGAGCAGGCGCTTGAGACGGAGCGGGTGCCGGACTCGGGGCTTGCGCGGGAGCGGGACTAGGTGCTTGAGCCGGTGCAGGACTCGGCGCAGGACTAGGAGCGGGAGCAGGCGCTTGACTTGGTGCCGGAGACGGAGCAGGGCTAGGAGCCTGGGCGGGCGCAGGGCTTGGCGCAGGGGCCTGAGCGGGAGCAGGCGCCGGAGCAGGACTTGGCGCTTGAGAGGGCGCAGGAGAGGGAGCCTGACTCGGCGCGGGTGAAGGAGCGGGGGACGGCGCAGGACTTGGCGCAGGAGATGGGGCAGGGCTAGGAGCCGGTGCTTGACTCGGCGCCGGACTAGGGGCCTGAGCAGGAGCCTGAGCAGGGGCAACACTCGGTGCCGCAGACGGTGCAGCAGATGGCGCAGCACTAGGAGCCGGTGCAGGAGAGGGTGCAGGAGAGGGTGCCGCGCCAACATCCGCCGCAGTCAACGCATTTCCATCACGGTCTACAGCAATAACCGTGTCTGGTTTGATTTTGCTCGACGGAATGTTTCCTTTACCGGCGGCGATGTTCTCCAGTTCCTTTTGAGTTACTGGATTGCCATCGTTGTCATAAGCAACAACAGTGTCTTTCTTGTCCTCTGCCGTGTCTTTCTTCTGCTCGGGCGTGATCTCAGGCTTAACCTCTGGCTCGTTTGCCGCCTCTTCTTTTGGCTTGGCAACGGGAGCGGTGCCGGGAGCAACAGAAAGTTGAAGTGCAGGAGTGACTTCCAACTTTGGAGCAAGGGCAGTTGCCCCCGCTGTCGGCGCAAGATCGGGTGTTGCGGTTGGAAGCGGCTGGCTTTCTATTGCGGAAATTTCGTTGGCCGCTGCGCCCGGTTTAAACACAGTCTCTACGCCGGGAACAGCCTCAATCAGCCCCGCCTGCTGAAGCGCCTGCATGGTTGGATCGTTGTAGGCTGCTTCTACCGGGAAGACACTGAGTTCTCCAGGCTGTGTGATGACGGTAGGACGTGAAACATTAACCGGCTGATTGACCGGAGCAGCCTCAATCGTCGGCAGATTGGGAACAGATGGAGTCTGTTGAGAAGACTGCTCTAGAGTGCTAATGGCATTCTGGGCAAGATTTTGAGCGCCACGTCCTGCTGCGCCTGCACCACCTTGAACACCAATTGAATACAGCGTTTGAACAGCAGCCTGACCTGCCGTCTTCAAAGACTCCTCAAGCGTTACGGGAGTTTTATCAACCCCGCCAAGTTGTGCAAACTTGTCAGCAATGTTCTGGAAAACAGAAGTAATAACTTCAGTTACTTCCTCACCCACGACACCCTTGGCCTTGTCAATGACATAGGCAACCATCTGTTGCGGCGTTGCGTTGGAAGGAACCCCACGCAGAATGCTCTTCAGGAATGGCACACCCGCCAGTTCCCCAACCAGTTCAATACTTGACTGAACCGCCGTACGCATGGCGTTCTGACTGGGATCAAGTCCACGCTCAAGTCCATCCTGCCATGTCTGATTGGCAGTATTGGAAACGCCAAATACGATAGACGCAGCAGGCCCACCAAGTGGCAAGCCCGCAGCAGAAATGATTCCTGACGAGAGTCCAGTTACCGCAAGCCGTTCATTCTCTGGCAGAGAAGAAAGCAACCGCTGCTGCTCTCTGTAAATCTCGCTCATCCGCCCTTCTTCTCGGGCCTTTGCGTCTTCGGACAGAAGCGGAATCAGACCTTCAGGGCCAAAAGCCAACTGACCGGCGCGAAGCATGCCGGACTCAAGTTGCGATGCAAGGTATTGCCCGGTTGCAGGGATGACTCGACCGGCAGACTCCAAGAAAGGAGAACCAACCGTAGGCGCTGTCATACGCCCAACTGGCGCTCCGGTTTGCATTCCGGTCAGGATGGACTCATAGTCCAACTGCTCTTCGCCAGGAGCGGGTTCACCCTGACGCAGAGGAATTTTTGCAAGAGACGCCGCAGCCGCCTTGGGATCGTATCCGGCGTAACTGCCACGCCCTGCGCCCGCGCCGTAGTCAATCTTGATTTGCGGGATCGGCATCTGAGTGACAGGCAGTCCCGTGGCCCGAGCGGTTGCGATGTCAATCGCATCAGGCGTTCTGTACTCCTTGCCCTGATACATGAACGTATCACTGCCAGTGTTCATGGCCTGCATGCCTGCGTCACTAAGTGACTTGGCTGCGCTCATGTCCGGCAGTTTGGCAACCCGCTCTTCCTCCATGAAGCGACGGTTTGCCGATTCCAGTTCTGTCCCGATGTCCCCGCCAAGGGTGTAAACCATCCCCGAACGGGCAGGAAACTCAAACGATCCAAACCCACGAGAAGCGGCAAGAGCGCCCGCTTCTTCTAGGGTCTTGACATCCATGCTCGGCTCAATCTGTAGAGCACGCTCAGACCGGATGGATTGAAAAACATCTTGCTCTGTTGGAGCGGGAGCGCGTGGCGTTGCTGCCAAAGCAGCATCTGCCGCCTCCAAGAACGGCCTTGAAGCCTTTTCATCAATTGCTTTGCCAAGCCCTGCCAGTTCTCCAAGAACTGAAGTGAACGACGCAGGATTGTTTAAATCGACTTTACTAAGTGCAACACCGGTCCTTGCCGCTCTTGCCGCAACATCCGCATCTGGGTGGCCGCTTAGATCACCAAGCGCAGAAATAAGGGTTCTTGGATCAACCTTGCCTGATGCCAACTGAGCGGCGACCGTGAATGCCCCTTGAATCTGTTTTGGCGTAAACCCAGAACCCTCCAACGACTTAGACAACTCAGAACCTGCCGCCGATGTAAATCCGCCAAGTGCTGCTTGTTTAAATACGTTAGAAAACTCGCCTGTTTGAATGGCGGTTGGGAGAGCCTGCGCCCCTGATGTTGCCGCGTTGATAAGGGACGTACCGGCTGTAGTGCCTTGCAACTCCAAAGCCTTGACGGCTTCTGCTGCATATTGACCAGCAAACTGACCGGCTCCCGCTGCCGCCGCACCAATCGCTGCCTGTTTAAATATGTCAGAACCTTCTGCTCCGGCAATAGCCGCATTGGCTGCACCAACAGCAGCGCCCCCAAGAGCCGCCGCGCCTGCCGTCTTTACTCCCAAAGCGCCCCCGGATAACCACGACCCTATCTGCGGAATGCCAAGTGTTGCCCCGAGGAATGTGACCGCCAGAGCAGCAGGTTTACGCCAACTCTCCGACTCATCGTATTTATCAACACCGGTGATCTTGCCCTGTGCATCCAGATCAACGTAGTAACCACTGTCTCCACCGGTTTTCAGATTCATCTGATAACCGATGATGTTTCCGCTTGCGTCTGTCCTTACGATCTGCTCGTAAGGCGTTCCTGCCGGAGCAAAAGGAAGCGCAGCGTCCGTCTTACCGGTCATCCCGGCGATGTCATATCCTTGAACGCCACCGTACCCACCTGTGGGCGAAATAGAAAACTGCCCCAGTTGTTTTGGTACCGCCTGAAGTCCTGCTTCGCCCGCATCTACAAATGCGTTCTGGCCGGTTATGTTGGTCTTTGCAAAGTTGATTGCATCCTGCAAAGACAGAACTGGAGCGCCTGGGCGGCTTTCTTTGGCTCCAAACTGAACGTAGTGACGCTTGGCTTCTGCTTCAGTATCAATACCGGCCTTGCCAAGATCGGGGTTCAGGCGAACATATTCCTGCCAATTAAACCCAGTTGGCACGCTTGAGAAATCTTCTTGCCTAAGCGCCATCTGTCCGGTTGCGTCATCAAAATATGACGTGCGGTACTGCTGCCCCCAATCATCAACTGCCTGCGGTGTTGCAGGCGTTTGTGCAGGAATAGGGGCAGAGACCGTTTGCGGACGAGCCGCTGCCTCTGCCAGTGTCGTCGGGGCAGATGCCTGAGCAAGTTGTTCTTCGGTGGAAAATGACCGTTGCTGACGAGCCATCTCAACTTGAGCGGGTGTCAATGCTCCGCTTTGAGTGGCCCAAGATTCAATATCTTGAATGGCAAACGGACTGACCCCTTCAAGACCTCCCCTTTCTGCGCCAAAGCGCAGCAGGTTGTAAACACCATAGGGAGACTGATTACTCAAAGCCGAGGCAATGCGGCTGTAATCGGGGGCACCGCTTACGATTTCTCGGAGATCGTCCTCGGTGTATCCGCTGTCTTCTTGGTAAAGCCGTGCCATGATAGACCTTGTTATCCGCGCAAACCACCGATGCCTTGACGCATCCTATTTGCATAAGCACTGGCTCGGTTTTCTACCCTGCCAATGTTTTGGCGCCCTTCGGATTCTTTTGTTGCGCCCGGCTCGCCAACAGTCGTGCCGGTGCCTCTTACCGTGCGTCTTTCTGGTTGCTTGTAATCATTTCCAAGCGACACCCATTCAGACTCTGGCGAAAACAATTGTTTTGCATCTTCTGAACCTTCTGGGAACCAATCTTCAAGGCCAAAGTTTACAACCTCACTTACCCCAGGCAATCCCAATAATCTTTGGTTATAAGCCCGAGCCGCGTCTTCTTCACCTTTTCTGGCAAATCCTTGTGTAACAAGTTTGACTTCTTTCCCAAGGGCATTAACCTCTTTTATAAAATCTTTTGTCCAATCAAATAGTTGATCGGCAGGAACGCCCCAACCAAGATAAGGATCAAGAGCAACAAAATCAGCCCCTGAGTTTTTCACCTCATTAAGCAGTTGATCGTTGGTTGCTTTTCCTTGGAATACTGCGTAAGGCGTAATCACAACACCGGCACGTTGACCGGCGGCTTGTGCATCAGCAATTTTGTTTTGAAGCGCTTCTCCAGTTGGGCTCCCCGGGTTCCAAAACAACTCGTCCGAAACAACAGCCTCATTACCACGTTGGAAATACGCACCGGATGACTTAATCATTCCAGTTGACCTATCATGCTCCGCATGAGTACCTGTCATCCAACTATCAGCATCTCCAAAGTTTGTAAACTCTGGACCACCGCCCGTCTGTCCAAACAGATCGGTGACAGTAAATCTTGTGCCAAGAGCATTGTTCCAAAGATTCACCGCATCCTGCGGTCTCATGCCCTGCTGAGTCACCCAATCAATTCCGCGACGAGTAGCCTCTGCATCATCTGCGCCGCCAGAGTAGATGTACTGTTTAAACTGTTCCGGCGAGAGGGTGGATGATTGCATGCCCGCCATTGTTTGAGCAGGCGGTTTCTCCCCCATCACTCGGTAATAATCTTCTACCGTGAAATCTGATCCGGGAAGTTGGCCCTGTATGCCTCCCAACGGTTTTTGAGGCAAAAACTCTTGTTGTGCGGTGTAGTTGGTAATTGGCTGAACAGGCGCGGTCGTAACTTTTGGAGGCTGTGGGGGAGGACTCACAGACCTTACCAAGTTCATAAGCGCATCTTCATTGGAAACACTTTTACCTTGCTGCGCCATTTCTAATTGATATGGCGTAAGTACTCCAGAAGATGTGGCCCAGTTGGAAATATCCCCCATGCTAAATGGAGAGACATCTTCTAAATTGCCACGTTCTGCCCCAAATCTAAGCAAGTTATATACGCCAAGAGGTGATTGGTTTCCGTAAAACTCATTGATACGGCTGTAATCCGGCACGTTTGCATTAGACTGCGCCTGGGAATTTGACTGAGCAGGATTAGATGTGCCGCCAAGCATATTTAGCAGATCATCTTGCGTGGTGTCGCGGTCTTGGAATAGATTGATTGCCATAATCTTATTGAGTTAAGTCCCAGAAAGCGATGGTGCCGTAGCACTCACCTTGCGGAGTTGCAGAATCCACCGTGCGGATGGCAAGCGTCAGGACATCACTGGCACCGGCCAAGGACACACCCAACTGCAAAGCCCAGTTGTAGCCTGCCGGATCAACCAAGGGTTGAGTACCGCCCGAACCGCTTGAAGACACATAGTCCGTCTGCACCAAAGTGCCGCCAGTCATGGCCGTGGCAGAGGTGTCCATCTCCACGTTGGTGTCAGATGAAACGGCAGACCAAGAAGCGCCCGTTAGTGTCGCGTTAAAGAACAGACCCACTTCGTAGTTCTGACTTGCGATAGGCAACAGTTGCATCCGGCCAGGAAGCACCACCGCACCAAGCGCCGTAGATGCCAGACGGATCGACACAACAGGTTTAAACGTCAGTTGGATGTTGGTCAGTTTAGTGGTGCGACGCGCCAAGTGGCTTGGAGAATACTGCTCGTATCCACCCTCAGAGATGACCGTCGAGCAAATCTGCTTCATGCTCGCGGTGGTCAAGTTGGACAGGTTCTTGATCTCGTACCGCACCGGCAGGATCGCCGTGGTCATGTAGACAGAACCAATCTCATTGGCGTTGGTAAACGTGTGGCAGACGATGTACTGCCCGTCGATTACAAACCCGGTACGCACCGAGCCCACACCCAACCACTCAAAGTCACACCAGAAAATCTGCGTCTTGCTTGGGTCTAGCGTGTAGCCTGATGCCCCGGTTCCGTCCAACTTGTCGCCGTTCCAGGCGGACTGAGGGATCGAGCGGATATCGCTTGGCGTTCCCGGCGTGGGCAGAGAATCAGAGCGCATGACCATCGACAGCGTGGTGCCGTTGGCCTCAAAGAACACGCCGTTCTGGGTGTTGAAGTACCCCACACGCTGCCGGATGTTGGCTGTGGGCGTGTTCATGGCGAAGGTGGCAAGCACCAACAGCCCCTTGCCCGGTTGGTAGGACATGGAGCGGAACGTCTGCCGCACCGCTTCGGAGTTGGTGGTGCTGTCCACCGACATCAGCACCGTAGATTCATTGGTCAGGAACGAAGTCGAAGCGCCGTTGACCGTGCTTGTATCGAACTGATTGTCAGGGGCGTAGCGTTGCTGAGAGTCGAAGAGCGTGTAGGGCTGACTGACCCGCAGCCGCCCAAAGGCATCCGTATTGGTGCCGCCAATGGAGATTGGGATGGGGGATGTCGTTGCCACGATCTGCCTCAGTATTGCGTCTAAACGGTTGAAGTACAGACGCAGGACGTTGTTGAACTGCTCCTGATAGCGCGAGTCGTAACCACCCGGCGCAAGGGGCAGGTTGGGTGGCGGCGGAACAATTGCATCTTCAATGAGCAGGCTCATCTGCGGCCATCCATCCGAACGTCGATACGGGGGGAGCCTAACTGCCACGCCACACCAAGCGCGTTGGATTCGGCTTTCATAATCAACTGCCGCCCGCGCACCCGGATGTAAACGATGTTTGTGAACTGCTCAATCGGCACCGTTGCCGACCGCGTGACCGCTGCGCTGCTTGAACCACCAAGAGACTGAGGGTTGTTAAACCCAGAGCCTGCGCCCGTCATTGGGATCAACGTCATGGTCAGCGACGGATTGTTTGCCGTCGAGCCTGTAAACGTCACGTCCGGCAGCATACGCCAGACAAAACCAAAGTTCTGCCCGTCTTCGATGTCGAACTCAGCGGACTCAATGTAAGCGTTGATGGCCGTGGGGGTTCCTGTGGCGTTATCGTCTACACCGTTCTCATGGAGAACAAGGTTCCCCACGTTGTTTCCAAGATTAGTGCCAATGTACGTTGCTGCAATGGGGAAGTCGAGCAGGCCGGAGTCAAGCCATGCTGTCCGGCCCAGGTTGCCGTAGTACCAAATCTTCTCAAGGTAGTTGTAAACAACATACCGATCATTGACGGTTGAATTGGCAGACGGGTAGAACCACCAGACCTCATTGAATCCTTCATTGGTTCCGGCGTAGACCTGAGCCGCCTGGGCTTGATTGAAGTCGCTGAACACATACCGGCGCAGATCGCAGGGCAGCGTTTGAACACGACCGTCGTACTGGTAGAACTTGTCTACACCCATCCAGTACACCACGCCTGATGCAATCACCGCAGCGTTCTGGCCTTCGATGGAGATATTGTCGCCAAGGAGTTGGGCGCCCCAGACACCTGCCTGCGCTCCAAGGTATTGGATGGAGTAGATGGCGGAGTCCGTGAAGACCACGATTTCCTGACGGGTCTGGACTGCCGTGACAATCTCCGACCCGTGAGACAGCCGGAGACTGCCTGCCTGATTGGTGGCCGATGGGGTCCAGTTGACCGCGCTTTCTTGATCCGACCACCGGATCAGCATTGGGTCAAGCGTTGCAGAGCCGTAGTCGTTGCATCCAAAGCAGAACACAAACCGATTAATATCGGAAACGTAAATATAGTTCTGCTTGGTCGGGACATCCGATGCTCCCGCCAAGGAAGACAGAGCCACACCCCGAGTGGACAAACTTGTTGAGGCATCCCAGTAGTAGATTCCGCCACCACGAGGACCAAAGATCAAGTCTTCACCAAAGTTGTCTTGACCCCACAATCGAATGGCCGTATTGGACGTGCCACCAATACCCCAGAATCCAGCCCCCCAAGCGCCTGCGCCCCATCCAATTAGAGGAACAGCAAACTCAGGCCCGACGTTGATCTGATACTGAGCCGACACCGCCGAACCGCCTGTAGCGCCTGACGCCACAGCCGAGGCCGTGGTGATGGTGTAAGAGTTGACGGTGACAAAGGTGATCTGAAATTGCCCGTTGAGGAGAGATGCGTAGGTGCCGGTGACTCCGCTAAAGATCACGAAGTCACCGTTTACACAGCCATGTGATGGGGCAGTCACCGTGACCGTCGTGGTGCCGTTGCCTGTAAACGGGTTGGTGCCCAGAGTGGTCGTCGTGCGGATTGGCGTGATGTCGTTGTATGCGCCGCCGTTCTCAAGGTAGAACTTAAGACTGGTACCAACCCCAACAATGTTGAGATTGCTAAGGGTCACCCAGTTCCACAAAGAACGACAGACACCAAGAAACGTGTTGCCAGAGATGCGGGTCCACCCGCCAATCTTCTCGGGCGTACCCTGGCGGAAGCGCACCTTGTCGCACTCATACCAACCCCGCTCTTCATTGGTGTAGCGGGTGTTCTCTTTGTTTACACCGGGCTTGAGCGTGAGTTTCTTCAGCGGCATATCGGTATTCTCCCGTCAAGACAGGAAAAGGGCAATCTCGGCTTCCCGGCGCTTGACCAGACCCGGCAGGACTTTGCCACCACCCTTGGTCCACTGCCTGAAGGCGTCTGCCGCCCCATTCCAGTCGTCCCGGTTGGCCCGCATCCTGATCTGACTGCGCTGAAGATTGCCTAGCCCTGCATTGAAGGCAAAACTGACCAGAGCGTCAAAAGAGCCTTGACGGCCAGATACGCCGGGAACAAGTCGAAGAACACCACGTTCAAAAGTGCCGACATCATCACGGAATAGTTCGTCGATCTCCGTCTTAGTCCAGACACGGCTGTCCTCCGGCTTCAGGGGAAACTCGTTGCGGAGCATCCCGGTGTAGCCTTCCTTGCGGATAACCGGGAGCCTGATCTGCTCTTGGTACAGGACGTGGCCATAGCCAATCGTCCAGATGTAGGCAGGGCAAAGGTAGGGTTTACTCCTAAACCCCTCATACTTGTGCATGAGGTCTTCGCCCGCCTTGCTCAGTTTCACTTCTTACTCCACTGACGCGACCCGAACCAGTAGCCGATGATGCCGCCAAGGATAGCCATCTCATCGGCGGAGAAGATCAGGTCGGAGTACAGGATGATGTCGTCCATGCCCTGAATCAGATTCGGGTGGTTCCACAGATACCACGCCATGAAGGCGTTGATGGCCACCAACTCAAACACGAAGATGTAAGTGACCGTAGGCCGGACGGTGCCGGTGTAGTTCACCACCCACCGGGACGCCTTGTCCATGATCTTCTGGTCGTGCGCCAGAGCCGCCTCGGTCATCCGAGCGTCAGTCTCCATCGCAACCTGCTCGGTGCGAATCTCTTCCATCCGGGCCTGGGCTGCAAAACCTGCCGCTGCCAGTTGAAGTTCGCGCTCGGTCTGAACCTGAGCCAACTTCAGTTCATGGGCTTGATCTGCCTTGTTCTGGAAGTATTCAAGCAATTTTGGCAGGCCCGAGAGCAGCAAGCCCCCGAGGGTGGAAAGAAGCGACAGCATCTCAGGCTCCTAGAGCAAAGAAGAACAGAAGCACCCCAACCGCCCCCACGCCGATGGAGGCGTAGAACAGACTCAGGGTGACGGCCAAGATGGCGGCAGAGGACAGGACGATGGCTAGTTGTAGCGCCATGCCGGAGTACGAGTAGTACGAAGACTTGGCCTTGGCAGCGTCGCGTTTGGCTTCAGCAGCACGGGCCTTCTCCATGATCTCGTCCATGTCGGCGCGTTGCTTGGTGGCTTTCTGCTCGTTGTTGGTGACCTCGTAGATGGTCGCCCGGACGTTCTTGGCCTGATACCACGCCCACAGGTTGTTCGACTCTATGGTTCCATTGAGAATCGCAGAGGAGTTCCTTCCGGCAAAGTAATTTGTAACAGCAAGGAGTAGAGCAAGCAGGCTAATAGAAACCGCAGCAAGAGCCTTAACATGGGCCTCCCTCTCTGACCGGCTTGCGCCTTCCGGCGGCTTCCTGAAACTCATTGCTGTGCCTTGTCGATTAAGTAGTAGCCCACCGCGATTAGGGCGGTTGCCACGAAAGCAATCGCTGCCCCGTACTTAGCGTTGAGCATGAACTCCTGCTGCCGCAGGCGGTGCTCTCGGTCTTTCTTCTCGCGCTCCTTCTTGAGTCGGATGCGCTCCATGATCATCTCGTTGTACACGTTCTCACCGTAGTGAGCGATGATCAACAACTTCAGTTCGTACTCCTGCTTGACCAATGCCTGCTTGTGCATCGTGATCTGCAAGGCTTCCTGCTCGATACTGCCGTCGTGCAACAGGCGCTTGAAAACCGAGGGCTTCTTGTTGGCCTTCTCGTTGGCTAGGCGGTTGAAGTCCCCGAAAGCGCCGTACCACTTACCAATCTGACCGGCAACGTCCTGAATCTCGCGGCCTGTGGCGACGAGTTTCTTAACGGCCCCAAATGCAGCATTCGCCGCTGATACTGCCGCGAGAATGCCGGTTATCGGTTCCATACACTACTTGTTCCCCTTGGCAATGCGCTCGCGTTCCTCAAGCAGCCTGACCTTGACTTGCAACTCGTTGATGTGCGCCATCAGTTGCTCTTTCTGAATCTGCCTGCGTTCGGCGCTGATCGGGCTGTCAGTTGGGACACCTTCCTTGGTGATCAGCGCGGGCATCTGCCCCTCGATCTTGGTCAGACGCTCGGAGAAGGATGCAACCTGCCCAAGTAACCAAGCAAGCGCAGCCACTACGATGGGAATGACTGCTTTGAGTACGTCTGACCATGCCATGCTACAGCCCCAGTAAGTTCTTTAGGAACAGTGCCGCCACGCCAGGGCCAAGGAAGACCGCAGCGATGGTGATGTACAGCAGATGCTCAATGCGCGTCATGCGTTTGCTGCCGTCCTCAAGCCGCTTTTCGATGGCTTCGTACCGTTGAGCGCAAACTGCTTCATGTACGAAGAATTTTGTTTCAACCGTTTCTTCCATGATCAACCTGCATCAAGAGCAACCTTACGATCCCATACCCAATTGGCCCACTTGGCCGGATCAAACGGCACCGGGGGATTGGCAGGGTCTGCCGGGTCTGGCTCCGTCCATCCCGTGCCTACAGAAGCCAGATAGGCTTGCAGATCATCCTTGGTCGGGATGACTTCAGCGTCACCCGTGTCGTCGTTCTCCGACAACCCGATCATCACCATGTCGCGTGGGCTAGGCGTAGCGGGATCACCCACAACAAACACCCCACCCACACCCTCGGGATGCAGGCACAGGAAAGAAGGGATGGTGCCGTCAGCGTTGAGACGGTACTTAATGCAATGATGTGCCATCAAGTGCTCCTTGTTGGGCGTACTGCCCACTGAAAAGATATGCGCCAAAGTGCCCCAGTACGCACCACGGGGCAACCCAAACCTGTCCGCCATGCTCACGGTACATATGGCAGAAGTTGTAGTCTTCCGAGAGCAATTGGTTGTCTACATTCTGAACCTTGAAGTAGTCGTAGACCTTATCCTCGGGATTGATACTTACGCCGCCATTGGTGTACCAACCCACATGGGGCTGAAGTTTCTCAAACACATCGCGCCGGATCAACATAAATCCAGTACCGACGTGCTTGACTTGGAACGGCAGGTTAGAGTCGATCATCTCGTGGCCGGGCAACTTGTTCAGATTGAACACGCCGGTCAGAGATGCTAGGTTGGGGTGGTTTAGCGCCGCCCCCTGCCGCACCTTTTCCCAGTTGATGCCCTTCATGGGGACTGCCCCGCCGATGATTCCCTTGTCTGCTTTGACCATTCTGGCGATGTCGTTCGCCACGAACTTCTGATCAGCATCAATGAACATCAGATGGGTTGCATCCGGCATACCCATGAAGTGATGCGCGATGGTGTTCCGGCCCCGTTGCACCAAGGACTCATTGCCCAGGAAAATGCAGGTCATCTTGATGTTGTACTGGAGGCAGGCTTCCTTGAGAGACAAGAGAGACTGCGTGTACTCCGTACACATCATCCCGCCGTAGCAGGGAGTGCCGATGACCAGATGCATCACGCAGCCTTCTGATCCGGGTCAGGAGCCTGCTCTAGCAGGGGGGAGTTGGTCAGGGAAGACCGGTCAAAGATAGAGAACCCGCGACGGGCGGCAAACTTGGCCGGATCATCTGCCCACTTGTCAGCACAAGCCTCCAACCAGCGCATCGTCATCTCGTGCGTGGGGGCCTGACCGTTGGAGATGAGTTGGTTCTCCATGTTCAGGTAGGCAAAGACTTCAGCCTGCGCCTGAGCGGCATTAATGCCCAGGTCAAACAAGTAGATTAGGTTGCCCTCGTCGATCATGCCGTTACGAGACCGGGCGGCGTTCAGCGCCTGCTTCATGCAGGTCATGATGTGATACCGGGCTTCCTCACGCTCGTAGTCTTCTTCGGTGATCTCGTTCTTGCCAACCTTCTCAAGCAGTTGCTTGTGTTGATTGACAAAGAAGTTCATTTTGCGGATGGCACCGTTTACATGGTTCTGGGTGCCTTCGATCTGGCCATTGATTTCCAGAATCTCAATCTCCAACAACTCCCGATCAAACGGGTCGGTCGTGGTTTCCAAGGCGGCTTCTTTGCGCTTGAGTTCCACCTGCTTCTTGCGCAGGTTGATGTACGCCTCCTGAAGCGCGGATCGGGTACGGTCGATCTCAGCCAAGGAATGCTTGATGGAGCGGATCGGCGTGATGGCCGTTACGTCCAAAGCAACCTGCATGAACTGGCTGTGGCTTTTGTGGAAGTTGCTCGTGTCCCGCACGACGGCAGGCATCCGATCCTGAATGTTCTTCAGCATCAGGTTGTACTCGGGCTTCTTCACCGCCAGAGCGGTGTTCATGTTGCTGATGATCAGATCGTTCAAAGGGCTCTCCAAATCAAAGTTGCTTTATGCGCCAGAAATGGTATCTGCCGCACTACCCATTGTGATGACATCAGCAGAACTACCGGCGGGGATGGTGTGCTCGCCAAGATCAATTGTGATGACCGGAACTTCTTCCACGGGCGTCGCCATCCACTGTTGATCCGACTGATTCCAACCGTATTTCATGCCGGGTTCGTTCGGGCACACGGGGCGCACTACCCATCCGGGCGGGAACCACCACACCACTTCCTGACCTTCGCCGGGAGTTGGGGATTCTTCGACTTCGATCCACCCTTCGGTGCCGTCAGTCTCGGGCTTGGGGATGGAGCCGTTCTTAGAGTAAAGCATGGTCATCCTCAGAAAAGCGGGAATGCCGCTGTTGGCGCTGTGAAGTTGGCGGTGTAACGGGCTACGCCCTTGGTGATGCGGAGGTCGTCGATATAGCCGTTGAAGGTTCCCGCAGACGAACTAATTGCGCCGATCCAACTTTGAGTCGTTGCGGCAAGATTAAGATTATTTGAAGCGGTTGAACTTGCGACCTGAGTTCCGTTCACAAATGCTTTGAGTGTTGTGCCTGATCGGGTTATTGCGTAGTGATTCCAAGTTGAATTTAACAGTGTTGAAGCCGTAAAACTTAATGGCCCACCCGCGCCATCAATATCGATATACACAGTTGCGCCGGACGCAACATAAGAATTAATGTTGCCTGAACCCTGTGCGGTGCCAAGCGTAAAGAATCTCGGCCAACTTCCACCAACCGTTGTACTATTGCTTGCGAGGGCTGCGTAAACCCACATCTCAATGGTGAAGTCGCCACTGCCCATCGCCAAGTTAATGTTGGCAGGCAGCGCCAAAGCATCCCCACTTCCATCAAAGTACATCGACGCCCCACCGAACTTGCTCTGCGCGGTGCTGATCTGCGCGTTGCCAACCGTTTCAAGGTTGTTCATCTCGGCGTTGTCGATGATGCCTGCGTTGGTGAAATTCAGCAGGAGGCTAGTGTTGGTAATTGCTGTGACAGGCGAAGAAGGGGGTGTGAAACTACTTGTATAGACAGCAGAACCTTGAACAACGCGCAAATTACTAAGGTAGCCAGTAAGCAATGCCGCGCCGGTACCAAGGTAAGTTACAGCGCTTGTTGTTGATATCGCTCCAGACACAGTTATTGTGGAACTGGACACTACGCCGTTCAAAAATAGACGAACTGTAGTTCCTGAGCGCGTCAACGCAACATGATTCCATTGTCCCGCCACGGCTGTACTTTGATGGGTCAAGGTTGTGGATGTCGCCCCATCTGTTGAAACATCGGCACGCAACGCAGAACTAAAAGAAACTTGTATGCTTACAAGTGGGTATGCATCACCGCTTCTGTACAAATAAAACGGTGTGCTAATAGCGGTTGAATAAACCCAAAATTCAATATCAAAGTCTCCATTGAAAGATGGCAGACTGCTAGTGGTCAGCGAATCTCCACTCCCATCAAAGTACCCACTCCCGCCATCAGTGCCTGCGGCATAGGGCGCAGTCGGATTGAACGGGCTGAAGCGTTGGACGCTTGGGGAGCCGTTGACCGTGATGGCGAATGCGTTGCTGCTGTTGTCGATGAAGCGGTTGCTCTGACAGGTCAGCAATACCGTGTTGGTGATTGCGGTGAGGGGAGATGTCGGCGGCGTGAAAGCGCCGGTGTAGACAGCGGTGCCCTTGACGATTCGCAGGTTAGACAAGTATCCGGGGAGCCACTGCGTCTGCCCAGTCGTAGTAAACCTTCGGCCAATAGTTATGGATGTGACCGAAGAAGAGTAGTTGTAACTATCCGTCCATGTGCCAATGGACACACCGTTCAGATACAAGGTGCCTGTTGTTCCGCTGCGTACATACGCGCAATGGTTCCATGTGTTGAGAGGCATGGATGTGCTTGATTGAAGCGCAGAGGAATTGGCCCAAGCAAGTTGCCAAGGATTTGCAGAACCAGTCCAGTTCCAAGAAAATGACCATGCCCCGCCACCACCTCGGGTATCGCAGATATATGGGTTGTCGCCGCTTGATAAGGCTTCCGTCGCAAAGACCCAAGCCTCAACCGTAAAGTCGCCAGTCCCAAACGCCGCAGTAGCGCCGGGGTTGTAGGTTAGATACGCGGAACCGCTAAAACTAGAGTTCGACCAGTTGCTCCCAAACGGGCTGAACGTGCCCTGCGTCGTGTTGCCGTTGCGGGTGATCGTGAAGTTGTTGGTGCTGCTGTCGAGGAACGTGTTGTTCTGCGCCCCGTTCGTGCCGTTGCCGGGGAGCAGCATCGTGACGTACTCAAAGTACGGATCAGGGGCAATATTACCCGCAATCGGCCACAGCCCTTGCTTGAGCCAGTAGTTCATCTGGTCGAGCGTCCACACCCCAGGAGCAGCACCGTCTTGGTACGGGCCTGCCGGAGTTGGAGGGATAGGTCTGATAAGGCCACCGGGCCACTGATGACTCATGGCTGCACCTCAATCCATGCTTGTTGGGTTTCGTCCCAGGTATAGCGTTTCCCATCCGTGGGATAGGGGATGGGAGAATCCCACCGGCAGGTGTCTTCATTTAGTGCCCACGAAGGATATGGCTTCGGCGGGATAAAAGCGTCACGCACCGCGTCGTAGGTGAAACCCTCTCCCGCATAGTTCTTGCGAAAGTTGGCGTTGTAGGAAGTCTGCACCCAGTTGCCGCCAAACAAGGATTGGCAGAAGGCAATCCCTTTGGATTCAGACTCGCCGCCGTTATCTATAAGTTCGTTATTGTGGACGACGATTACCCGCAGCACAGTGCCTTGGGAGTCAATCTCTGCAAAGTGCGCCATGCGTTACCTCAGAAAGTGATGCTGCCAGAAGCATTGAACGTGTAGATGGTGCGGCCACCAGATGTCGTGACGGTCGGTGAGCCCGTCGTAGATGCGGCTGCTCGCGGCGCGCTGATGATGACAACACCGGAGCCACCATTCCCTGCGGGGAATGTGTTTACACCGCCGCCACCGCCACCGCCAGTATTTGCTGTACCACTTGTTGCATTGCTTGTTCCGGTGTCAGACCCTCGGCCACCGCCACCTGATCCGGCAGCGCCCCCAGTTCCTCCACCTGTGTAGCCTGCGCCGCCGCCGCCACCACCAGCATAGGTAACAGACGATCCAGTGATGGAGTTTGCAATACCTGCACCACCCGCTCCACCGTTGTAAATCGGGGGCGTAACAACAGTGCCACCCACGCCACCCGCGCCGCCGCCGCCGGATCCACCGAGAACGGTTGTAGTCCCGCGCGTACCACCGGCATTTCCATACGAGGTTCCACCGGCGCTTGTGCCAGAACTGCTTTGGTTAGATGTTCCGCCGGTTGTGTATCCGTAACCGGAGCCGCCACCGCTTCCGCCAGTACCGCCAATCTGATACCCGCCACCACCACCGCCACCTTTGGAAACGATGACGCTACTTCCAAACAGGCTATCTGATCCGTTATTGGCGACTTGTGCTGCTCCCGTGGCTACAACAGCAGCGCCGCCTGCGCCTACAGTAACCGTATACGCAGAACCAATATCGGCTGAATACGACGTTTTATAAACAACACCTCCAGCACCACCTCCGCCAGATCCTTCATAACTTGTGCTGTATGCGCCAACAGCGCCACCGCCACCCGCAATGACAAGTAAATCAATACTAACAGGCAGGCCAGTCCAGTTGTTCTGCCCAATAGCCTGGAACTGAGCCGTGAGAGTCCATACGCCGGAATAACTAGGCATGGTTATAGACCTCCGTGGGAGTTAGAGCAGGCGCCAAGATACCATAGACCAGACGACAAATCTCCAAAATCTGTTGCATTTCCTACGGATGCAATAGTTACATATTGGATAACATTTGTTGTTGCTGAAGAAGAATTGATAGTTGCTCCGCCGCCAAAAACTCCTCGGGTTGCTGATGAACATCCGGCCAAATGTAATACCGATTGGGTAAGGTCACCAAAATCTGTTGCATTACCTACAGACGCGATAGTGACATATTCAATTACATTGACTGGGCTGCCAGATGCGCCATAACCGCCTGCAAACAATCCGCGAGTCGAAGATGAGCAACCTCCGGCGGCCTGCGTACTTTGACTCAAGTCTCCAAAATCTGTTGCATTACCTGTAGTTGCTATAGTTACATAATCTATTACATTTACAGTAACACCACCAGTTTCTGCGCCGCCTGCAAAAACACCCCTTGTTGGGGATGCGCAACCTGCTGCTGAGTTTCTTGCGACCGTAAGATCGCCAAAATCTGTTGCGTTACCTACAGATGCAATAGTAATGTAGTCAATCACGTTTGATCGAGCACTACCATCATCGCCACCGGCAAATAATCCACGGGTTGACGAGGAACAAGTTGCAAGCGGTGCGCGTGCAACAGAAAGTTGCCCAAAACTAGAAGCGTTCCCAGTTGAGGCTATAGTTACATAATTTATTGTATTCGCCGCAACAAATGGAGCGCCAATGGGGCCAAATACTCCCCTCGTGGAAGAAGCAAGTCCAGTCGTTGCTCCAGTAGTTGTCAAGTCTCCAAAGTAAGTAGAGTTTCCAGTTGTGGTTATGGTTATGTATTGAATGGTGTTTACGTTGGTGCCCGAGCCAGATGAGTTTTGGCCACCACCAAACAAGCCTCTTGGTGTAGAAGGCGTCACGCTCCCACTAGCCGCGCTGAAGGGGCCAGGGCCAAAACTGTTCAGTGCCCAGACTTGGAACGTGTAACTCGTGCCGTTGCTCAGACCAGTGACGGTGACTGGAGAAGATGTCCCCGAGGAAGTGATCTGACCGGGGTTAGAGACTGCGTAGTACGCCGTGATGGCCGAACCACCTGTGTTGGTCGGAGCGGTAAACGACACCGACGCCTGAGCATCTCCGCCAGAGGCGCTTACACTGGTCGGCGCATCCGGGTTCTTCAGCGGGTCATAGTTTGCCGAGATAAACCCGGCAGGAGGACGAAGCGGCATCGCTGCCTCCTATCAGGAGTTGATTTCTTCCCAACTGGTCGTCACCACAAGATCACTTGCCGTGCCTGCTACAGCCCCGATGGACTCGTTCTCAAGCAGGTACAGGGAGGTAGTCTTGTCAAGGATGATCAGCGTGGCGTCTGCCGGGACCGAAATGGTCGAGGCAATCGGGAAAGCCGTACCGCCCAGGGCTGCTGCGCTGTACTTGTTGATGGTGATGTCAGCAGCGTTGGTGCCGTCCACGTTGGCCACCATGATCATATTGATCTTGAAGACCTTGTTGCTAGAGGCAGCATTGCTCACCAGACTGGTGGCGCTCGTGGTGGACAGCGAAACGCTGCTGTTGTTGCCGACAATTGTCGTGACGTTGACGATGTTTGGGTTTGCCATGTTTGCTCCTTACAGGCCGAAGACCATTGCGAAAACAATACTCTGGCCCTTGGAAACGCCAGAAGCCGGGAGGGCTTGGAAGGTCGGAAGCGCCCCCGCGCCGTTGGATGTCAGCACCTGACCAGAAGTGCCTGGGCCTGCTGACGCTTGGAAGTTGCCCGTTGCAGTCGTGCCCGTAAACACCACACTATAGGCGGTTGTCGTTGAAAGGCCCGTTCCACCATTCCCAACAGTCAGCGGGTTCGTCAACGCCAGCGTATTGGCAGTCAGCGTCGTGCCGTCAAAGGTCAGGTTTGCTGATCCCGCCAAAGCGCCGCTGCTGTTGAACTGGACTTGGGTGTTTGACCCACCCGCAGAAGCGCCAACCTGAACGAAGTCGCTGCCATTCCATGCAACCAGGGCACGCTGCCCAGAGGGGATGGTCACACCCGTGGTCGGGCCTGCCCCCACAATCTTGACGGACTGCGAAGTTGAAGTGCCGTTGATGACGATGTAAGGCTTACTGGCCGCAGGTGCAGTGATCGTCAGAAGACCTGCCGGGTTACCCGTGCAGTTGATGATCATGTACTGAGACGAACCCGTCGATCCCACCCCCGCCTGAGACAGTGACGATGCAGTGGTTTTACTCAGGGTGACCGCAGTCTGGCTTCCGCTGATAGTCTGCGTTCCTGCAACAGACGCATCAAGATATTGGGTGATGTAGTCGTTGACCGTGTCGCCCCAGGTACCAGACAGTTCACCTGTGACCGGCAGGGCCAGACCCAAAAGGGAGGTGTATGAGGTGGGCATCTAAGGCTCCTACGTCGTCGGAATGGTCGTCCAACCGGACGATTGCACGTTGTTGATATTCTGCCAATTGGCAGTCTGAATGTCATCCACAGGTTCCCAGAACCTGCGACCCGTAATTGAGTCTGTTGCCGTTGCAGTTTCTTGAATAGCAGCAAAGAACCGTGCTTCGGCAGAAACTGCATCTGCACCCGTCGCGGTTTCAGCAACCGCGCTTTGGATTTCGTGATTGGTGCTAACCTGATCAGCGCCGGTAGCAGTCTCAGCCACCGCGCCTTGTATTTCTTGGCTTGCGCTAACGCTGTCCGCACCAGAAGCCGTCTCGGCTACATCGCTGTAGAAAGCAAATGCTGCCTCTGTTGCGTCTGCCCCGGACGCCGTCTCGCTGACCGCCGCGTTGGGGTTAAACAGGGCAAGAACCTGATCCAGACCGGAGGCAGTTTCTGAAACCTCCCGGTTGTATTCGGCCTGAGCCGCTACGCTGTCTGCGCCGGAAGCGGTTTCCGCAACGGATCGGGCGTATTCTGCACCGGCAACAACCTGATCTGTGCCAGTGGCTGTTTCACTGACAGCCCCGTAAATCTCGACTACCCCGGCAATTGCATCAGTGCCGGTAGCGGTCTCTGCTACAGCGGGCTGAATTGAAGCCGAGGCGAAAACGGAGTCAGCACCTGTCGCTGTCTCAGCGACATCGCGGTCATATACCGATTCACCCCAACCGGCCTGACCCCAGGTGCCTGAACCCCATCCGCCTTCGGCCACGGATCATCCTTTAGGCGGACAGGCTGAAGGTGTACGTCACGTTCAGAATGTCGCCAGAAACCACCGAGCGGTCGCCGGGAGCAGAGAAGTCAGCCGCCGAGAACAGCGTGCCCGTCGTGCCACCTTTGGTGTTGTTGGAGGTCAGGAACGCCCCACCCACAGTCGTCGTGCCGTTGATGGTGAACACGGCCTTGCTTGCGGTGTTGGTCACCACAGAAGGGTTGGCGTTCGTTGCGGCAGCAAGCGTGGCAGTCGGGCGGTTGGCTTCGCTGTAGGCGGTCACTTCCGTCCAACCACCGTGCAAAGCCATCGTATCACCGGCAGCGGGGCTGTTGGTCGCGCCCGAACCATACAGACCCAGATACCAAGTGGTGATCTGAGCAGTCGAGGTCAGTGCAGAGCCTGCCATGTACTGAAGACCGACGTTGACCACGAGGTTGGGCGTCTCAGCAACCCACTTGAGGTTGCCGTCCTTGTCGTAGCACTCAACGGTGTACTTGCCCGTTGCCTTTGCGCCCTCAGACGATCCGGTGTTTGCAATCAGCCCACCGCCAACGATGTCAGTGGCCTTGGCCTTTTCAATGCTCATTTGATGCTCCTTAATTGGAAGACCGGATCAGCGCACTGTTGGCGTCGTTGACCGGCATGACGATGGTGAAGGTGGTGGTCGAGGTCTTGTCTGACCCGAAGTCCAACACGGCGATGGAACGGTTGGCTTTACTGGAGTTGTAGATCAGGGCACACCGCGCTGTAAACGCGCCGGGGTTCCATTCCACGTTGTCGAAGTCCACAAAGGCCGTGTATCCAGAACTGTTGATGGTCGTGCCGGTCAGTATCTTTCCGCCTGCCACATACCCAGTTCCCGTGATCTCTGCCGTCGTTGTGTAAACGGTCGTGTCTTCGTTGAGGTCTGCGTTGCCGGTGTACAAAGCAATCTTCAGGACATCCGTCGTCAGATCGTGGATGCCCTGGTACAACTCCTTCTTGAAGGAGGTGGTCTGCGTTTGAACGATTGGCATCAGCCCACCTTCACCCTAACCTGCCCGTTCCTGTAAGCGTCTTGACGGTTCTTGCCATCGCCCAGTTGCTTCAACAGGATCAGAGACTGAGCAAACTGCTGCTCGTACATGGCAACAACGTCCTGCTCTTCCTTCATGTACCGGGCGGCTTCGACCATCACGCCGTTGAACAGCACAGAGTCAAAGTTGTCGCCAAGCCAAGAGGTGTTTGCGGTAACAATCGAGACCGGGTAGTAGAAGTAGTGCAACTCTACCGACAGACTGGCGCTCGGGGTCGGACCAACAATGAACGTCAGTTCATTTGGATCATCTGACCGGGGGCCGAAGATGGCGTAGTACCGAGGAGTGCCGGTGCTCGTGGGCGTGGGGTATGCCTGTCGGATGAAGTTCACATCCTTATCAAGCAGATACTCATACGACCCATCTGCCAGGATCACCGCCAGAGAAAACACTGACAGGAAATCCGAAGGGCACTGAAGGTACTTGTTGTTGACCGTGAGCGTGCCGGTGACGTTCTTACGAAGTGACGGCAGTTGGACAGTGTTGTAGATTTTCTGCTCGGCCAACTCCGTCATAGTGGCGAAGTCGGTCGCGGAGAAAGAGTTCTCCGTGTAATCCTCAACCGCAGTCTTCAACTCCGTGTAGTTCATAAGAACCTCAAGCCATCGGGCCGCGAGCCATCGTTCCCTTGGTGGCACAACCGTTGCCACGGGTCTTGATACCCGAAGTCTTGGGGGCAGGGTTGTACCCGTCGCGGGTGATGTTGCCAACAGACATGTTTACACGATTGGCAGCGGTCGGCTCTTTCTGAGTACCGTTGCCCAGAGCGACCTTGCCGCCCTTCATCGTGTGGGGCTCGGCATAGACGGAGGCATCTCCGACTTCCTTGCCCATCATCTTTTTGCTGAACTTAGCCATTTCAGCCACCCTTCTTGTAGGTGAACGAAGACTTCTTCTGGTTGGCAACCTTTGCCAGACCGCGACCAAGTTCGCGCATCTGCTGATTGGTTTTGCCACCCTTGGCG